TAAACCCCGTGGGGTTGCCCGGTGACCGCTTCTACGGGCCGATGTACATCGATGAGGGTATTTGCCCTTACGACGAGACAATCGTGTCTGTAGACCCTTCTGGACGTGGTACAGACGAAACGACCGCTGTTGTTCTATCTCAAGCAAATGGATACATCTTTGTCCGTGACCTTAAAGCTTTCACTGACGGTTATTCTGATGACACTCTCAGTTCTATTGTTCGCCTCGGAAAACGATACGGTGCGTCTCGACTGCTCGTTGAATCAAACTTCGGAGACGGCATGGTCTGCGAACTGTTTAAGCGACACATAAGCCAGATGGGTGCCTTGATGGATATCGAAGAAGTTCGAGCATCCGTCCGTAAAGAAGAAAGGATCATCGAAACTCTTGAACCCGTCATGAACCAGCACAAGCTGATCATTGACCCCAAAGTCTGGGAGTACGACTACTCCTCCAATCCTGACGCTGCTCCTGAGAAACGTCTCGAATACATGCTCGGATATCAAATGTCCCGTATGTGTCGCGAGAAAGGCGCTGTCAAACACGATGACCGTGTTGACGCTATGGCACAGGGTGTCCAGTACTTCGTTGATGCTGTGGCTCAGTCAGCCCACAAAGCACAAGCAATGAAGAAGCACGAAGAGTGGATTGCTATGCAATATGCCTTTGAAAACAACCCTCAACTAGCTACAGATGCACTAGTCCTTGGTAGATCCTTTAAAGGCCTCGGATCCGCTGGTAGCACTAAGGTTTGGGGTTGGTAAGGTTTTGGTCCCACATGTTTACAAGAGAAGTGGTGCTCTCTTGTGTGGATATGCGGTGATTGGCCCCCGATTGACAGGGGGCCTTTCTTCCTAACACCACAAACACCAAACACAACTGACTGGACTGTGAGTTAACAACACAGTGGATGAGAGGCTTACTAGGCGGCTTCTATCTAACACATATGCACTAGGCCTAGGCGTAGCTTGAAGAGACGACAGTCTCAATAGCACAGCCTCAAGACGAAGTCATTCGGATTGGGAGATTTATCTCACAAACATCCGACCTGAGTCTTCTATAACCGTATAACACCACCAATGTCACCTATAGTTAAACTAGTCTCTATAACACCAAAAGCAGAAGAGCTTATTGCTTATTGTGCTAGGGTATCTAATCCCTCTAATCAGTTGAATACTGAGAGTGAGAGACTACTTACATATCTAATCAAACATAAACACTGGAGCCCCTTTGAGATGGCTCATGTTGTGTTAGAGGTGAATACTACTAGAGCCGTAGCCGCTCAACTTCTACGGCATAGGAGCTTCTCTTTCCAGGAGTTTAGCCAGAGATATGCTGATGTATCTCTGATGGACTTTGCTACTCCACCTGATCTCCGTCGACAAGACACCAAGAACAGGCAGAACAGCATTGATGATCTAGACCCTGATCTAACCCGACTCAGACAGCAACAGATAGAGACGCTCTATATGAGCTCTCAGAGCCTCTACAACCAGCTCTTAGCTGATGGAGTGGCCAAAGAGTGTGCTAGGGAGATACTCCCCCTAGGAACGCCTTCTAGGCTGTATGTGAGTGGGACGGTTAGATCTTGGTTGCATTACTGCGATCTACGTCAAGCCAATGGCACTCAGAAGGAGCATCGTGACATTGCCCTCGGGTGTGTTGAGATCTTGCGTACTGAGTTGCCGACGGTTTGTGCGGCTATGTGGCCTGAAAATTGAAAAGGCACCCCCTCTCCGCCACCTCTAACGAGGTGACCTCGAGGGGGAACTCCTATCTGCACATGTAGTGCATACCGCCCACTTAACCCTGCCGTACTTCTCTGGTATCCGTACAGGAGCCCCACAGTGCTTGCACTGGAGTATTTTCACATAATTTTGTGTAGGCATAACGTATGGGGCGGGGCCGCGGATTCCCCCGTATGCCCCCCTTTCTAGCCGATCGAGGGGGGGTGGGGGGTCACCATCACGGCTCAGATCCTAGTCATACCAAGGGTTCTCATTAGATCATCTATCTAGCGGGGGCCGAAATCACACAGCAGCAGGCCGGCCCAGCCCCGCGCCTTCTCAATATCTCTCACCATCTGTGGCCTGGTCCTTATCCGTTACAGATGCTACACGAATGCGTACCATTATTACATCATCACCACCATGCTCAACAGCAAAGAACAGATCTATCGCGCCCACATCACCAGGTCACTGGCTGAGATGTACCAGCACATGGAAACCATGCTCGAGATCATCCCAGACGAGATGGACGGCTCAGACCTGACTGAAGCACAGATCGAAGTGATCGAGCGTGTCGAGGCCATCGAACAGGAATGGATTGTCGACCCAACAGCACGGGCCGAGATCTCATTGATTGATTGGCACGAGGAGGAGGATTGATGGGATCAGCTATCCATAGAACATGCAGAGCCACAGCGCTCATGCTGAGCCTGTGTGGACTGGTGCTAGTGCTAGCCCACTTCAATGACCAGGTGTGCCCACAGTGCGACACAACAACACTAAGCAACCTCGACTAGGTGCGGGGCAATGCCGTCATGTTCACCATCACAGCAGGCCTCGTACGCGCCGCAGCAATAGCACTCACATCCATAGCAGCTCTTCTTAACTCGAGGGTCTAGAGCCTTGCCATGCATATCAAGCAAAGCCATCACCCGCGGATCAGCAGCAGCTTGGGTATGGATGCGATGCCTTACCGCTTCATAGACAGCCTCGGACATGGTCCAACCATGGAAGGCTGCGTACTGCTTAAGGACCGCATGACACGAGTCCTTCATCTGAACGATGACCCGCTTAGTCACTTTGTACATATGTACATCTCGCCAAACCTAACGAATCCCATATGGAATAGGTGCCACGGCCAGCCCATGTGCATGTGATCCAACAGAAGGTATGCACATCGAGCACACAGCGCATGCCCACCTACACCGTGACCAACACCACCACCAACAAGGTCGACACCTTCGACACCTTCAACGTGGCTTGGGCATTTGCTCAGACCCTCAGCTCTTATGCAATGACTTTCACCATCACGCCTCAGCCATGAACAAACTGACAGCATCCAACGCCCTACTCATGATCACCACGGGCTACACAGTCCACTGCCTAGCCATGAAGAGCAGCTTCACAGCAGCAGGCTTCATCTTCGGCTTTGCTGTTGGTGCATACGTCCTACATCTGAAGAAAGAGTAAAGCTCGCTTGCACTCAGCCGCCTGATCAATTGTTAAGAAAGGTGGAGGATCACTTCCACCTAGCCAACTCATCCCTTAGTATTGGGACATCGGAGAGGCAACGAAGGCCAATGTCCTTCACTCACCGAACCCACAACACCCAACCAATCATGACCCGCACTCCTTCACAGTCACGCTCACTGCTCCTCGACATCGCTGATCAGCTGAACCCAGAACTGACCCTTCAAGAGTTGGTTCGCTTCATGCCCCAAGATCAAGTCGAAGACTTCATGACTCACCTCTGCGAGGTTGCCGACATCCAAGACTTGATGCCTGCCTCCTGATCTGATATCATTTCCACATAGCCAACCTGCACCACCAACACCATGACCTACTCCGAATCATTCCTCTCAACCTGTGACGCTGAAGGCAAAGCACCTAGCTGGGCCATCAAGCAGATCTTTGAAGAGCACGGTCACAACGAGGAAGACCGTATTGATTACATGGCTACAACCGGTAATCAGTGGGACGACGGGGAGATGATCCTCGAGTGGCTGGGCTACTGATTCCACCTAGCCAACAATCACCATCATCATCGCCTCGGCCTACGCCGGGGCTTTTTTAATGCCTACAACTATTACTACGTTCTGGAAGATCACATATCTGACCCCCTTGAAGAATGAGAAGCACGTTATATGGAGAGGCAAGTCGGAAGATCACGCAGTACGAAGCTGGTTGGTAGTAGCGGCACCAGGTACGCAATGTATCGAGACACGTCCTTACAAGGTGAAGAGCTTTAAGGCCTGAACCATGCGAAGTGTGTACCAATGCAACAAGTGGCACCCACTCACTGTCACTACGCCACATGAAGGTACATACTTAATTCATCGGGGGAGACAACCCGACACACACCAAGCCTGAAGCGAGAGGCCAGCAGGATTCCATCCGACGATCAAGGTGTACCCAATAAGCAGCCACTAGATAGTGACGGCTGTGGATCGAATCCACTTATTGGGCTAGGGAGCATTCACCATCACTGCTCCCTCTCATTTCCACTACACCAACCAGCAATGGAAGGACCCAAAACCAAGTGGACTCACCGCAAGCTGGGTCCTGTCAAGTACCTCAAGAAACGAGCCAAGCGATTCGTCGCCCGCTCACCTGAGGATCTCCAACGCATCATCGACAACGCTGCCCTTGAGCTAGCCAACAAGCAAGCACATGAGGCCAGCTACTTCACCTCAAACTTCTGACCCATGATTCCTGCTAACGGCCGCAAGCTCGGCAAAAAGACCAGCCCCATCATCAACAAAAAGATCGAACGCTTCACACGGCCTGATCCAGTCATCGCTGAAGCTCGCATCCAACGCCGTCTCACTTCACTTGCACTCAGCCACTAACCATGACTTGCTACCGAATCACGTACCGCGACCGCCTTAACAACCTTCACACCCACCCAGTGATCAGCAGCTCAGCCACTCAGGCAGTCGCTGACCTCACGAAGCTCGGCTACGACATCACTCGTATCGAGCATTCATTCCCATCCAACTGATCACCATCATTTGCACCTAGCCATGCGTTACTCCACAGTCCCCGCGATCAACCTCGACGAGCACGTCAACCGCAACCGTCAACTGATCGCCTCACTGCCTCCGGCTCGCCCTTCAGCTCTCACGTGGAATCCAGAGCGTCGTTCATACGACCTCGACGAGACCGCACTTGACCTGTTTATGGAGCTCTTCAACTCATGACTCAACCACAACCCAAGACCGAATCCATCTACCGGCGCTACTGGCGCACTGCCAAATGACCGACGCACTCCGCATCTACCAGACCACCTACCTGACCAGCGACGACCGCCAGATCATGTTCTCGGTTTTTGCACGTAATGCAGCTCACGCCATCGACTCAGTGACTGAGCTCTGCTCCGACTGTGTCCGTGTCATCCGCGCCTACCCCCTGGGTGAGTGGGACTAATCACTGCCACTCAGCCAACCATTCACCATCACTTCCGCCCCATGTTCAAAGCACTAGCCGCCACCACCGCCGTCGTCATCTGCTGCCTTGGTAACCCTGCCGACGCATCACAACGCCGTTGCGTCAAGAACTGCACAACCGACAGTTCCACATCGATTGCCGATGACCAGATCAATCACACCGGTCACACCTACAACAACCGCCACCGCACCGTCGAGGGCGATGTGATCCGGACAGATAACAGCGGTAACAACCGTGGGAACACCACAACCAACAACACCACGGCCAACAACACCAACAACACCAACAAGCAAAGCCAGCGGCAATCACAAAGCCAGGTGAATCGACAGACCAACAGGCAGTCGAACAACCAACGCAACAACAACAACCAGGAAGTTCACTTCAACGAAGTAATCCAACATGCTCCGATCCCTCAGCCAGTTGGTCCGGCTGCTCCAGACAGCGTGGCTGTACTCACGATCTACGGACAAGTTGACGAAGCCGGCCCCGTTGCAGGTGCTTCCATCTCCATCCCCCTCTTCTGATCATGCTCAATCCTCTTCAACTCATCAAGCTGCGTGCCCTCAAAGCGAAGCGGCAATACGCGGCCCTGCGTGCCCAATTCCTCAAGGCAACAGACATCATCGTCTGATCTTCGACTTGCACTTAGCACTTCACAATCATCACCGCCTGCCATGACAACCGCCCAACTCAGCTCAACCGAACTCTGCGCCGCTCTCCCATCCGACGTGCTGATTACCGCCGTCGACTCGATTGGTGATGAGCTCATGGCTACAGGCTCTGAGGCCTACTACTTCGACAAGCTTTGCTTGGCCTTCGACACGATCGTGGCTGAGCTCACAGCTCGTGGCCTCTGGCTCGGGGAGGACTCTTGATGGTTGACCCTCGTCCTTGGGAGCCATACGAGAACCCCTTCTACGACCTGACCGACGACGCCCTGGCTGATGCCTACGTCCAATACATGGACGCGACAAACACCATGCACTTCTCAGAGATCTTCTGGGAGGCAAGCCGCCGCGGCCTGTCCCTCGACGAGCTGGAAGGAATCTACGCATCTAACCACTACGACCCGCCATGCTCCATCGATTCTTAATTGCACTAAGCGCTTTCACCATCACGCTCCCGGCTGTAGCGCACAGCCTCCCATCTCAATCCGAATCACTACTAGGTGACCTCCAAGCCCTAGGGGGCCGCGCCTACGTCGACTCTGCTCTCTGTAGAGAACACACGGCTTACGGCTTAGCGCTGGGTCACGTGGTTCATATCTGCCTCAGCAATCACCAGCTCAACGACTCGGAAGAAGTACGAGACACCGTCAAGCACGAGGTCTGGCACGTAATCCAAGCCTGCGCTGGTGGGCCGTTGATGTACGACCGCGAAGCCGAGATCGCAGAAGCGCGGGCTAATGGATGGAACTCTGATTCGTACCCCGAACACCTGTGGGTCTACGAGGCAGAGGCCACCAATGCCGCACGCAACTACACGGAGCAAGAGATCTCCGACTTCATGACCGCCTATTGCCACTAAGCCAACATGCCAACACCAGCACAGATCGAACGACAGATCAAGCTGGAAACTCAACAGATCGAAGACGGCATCGCCCAGCTTCGAGAGAACACCCGCAAAGCACAGGACAGCAACTACGCATCCTCAACGGTCTACGCCCAGAAGATGCTTAAGACTGCGATCCCTGCGGTAGCCCAAGAGATCGACAAGATCAGAACGAACCGACTCCTCAGGGGGAAGGCTGGTGCTGCTCTGTCAGATCTTGCCCGCTACACCATGACGATCGACGACGAGACCCTGGCCCTCTTGGTGATCAAGGTTTTGTTCGATGTATGCACATCCCCCAAGGATCGTGACGACCTCGCCAACAACGTCATCGACCGTGTGGGAATTGCTGTTGAGCAGGAGGCCAAGTGGAGGCACTTCAAAGAGAAGGATCCACATCTCCTCCGCTGGATCACCCAAGCGCAGCACTCGGGGAAGGGTCTGCATTACAAGGACTACGACTGCACCCGCAGGTTCAAGGACAAGGGCATTAGCTGGACCCCCTGGCCTCGGCTCTCACGAGTCAAGATCGGGGCCGCCTTTGCTGAGGCTGCTTGCACTGCCACTGGCTGGTGGCAACGCCAGTTAAAGATGACAGGTAAACGCCGCTCAGCTCACATTCAACCCACTCAGGAGATGCTCACCATCATCGATGGGCTGATGACTAAGGCGGAACTTTTCGCCCCCATCAACCTCCCGATGGTCTGCGAGCCAAATGACTGGACGAACGAACAGGCTGGCGGTTACTACTGCAACCAAGCTCGTGTCGGCAACAAACTGATCCGAACTTTTGGTCCCACATGTTTACAAGGAGAGACGCCCCTCCAGTTCTTAAATCACCTACAAAAAGTCGCCTATCAAGTCAACCCGTTCATCCTGGACGTGGCGAACAGATTGGAGGAGGATTCCTACGCTGTAAAGCTTGGGAAATTCCTACCAGCTGACACACTCCCACTACCAGAGAAACCGGACGACATCGCCACCAACAAGGAGGCACGAGACGCCTACCGGAAGGCCTGTGTTGAGGTTTACGACCACAACAGCACCAGCCTTAAGCGCTGCATCCGCACAAAGCTGACGCTGGCAACAGCTCGACGCTTCGCGAAGGAGGAGCGCTACTACCTGCCGTGGAGTTACGACTACCGCGGACGGGTGTATCCGATCCCCGCCTTCCTCACACCTCAGGACACATGCTTCGGCAAGTCCCTCGTGAGATTTGCAGACGGTGAGCCGTTGACTGAGCGTGGTCTTTATTGGCTCCGCTTTCAACTGGCTACCACCTACGGGTTAGACAAAGCCACGATGGAAGAGCGTCAAGAGTGGGCACAGTCCACAGAAGCCCTCGCCATCATCACGGCGATCGCCACCGACCCCATTGGAAACATCTCCGAATGGGAAGGATGCGACGAGCCCTTCCTGTTCTTGGCTGCTGCTGAGGAGTACTACTCCTTAGTGATTGCTAAGACCAGAACCCACACACTGCTACCAATTGCGGTGGACGCCACGTGCAGTGGCCTTCAGGTGCTCGCAGGGCTCTCCCATGACCGCTCGACGGCTGAACTTGTCAATGTGTTCCCCGGTTCTAAACCGAGTGACGCATACAAGGCAGTGGCCAACAGAGTCAACCCCAAACTCCCTCAGGAGTGGGGTATTCAACTCTCAAGGTCCGACGTCAAACGGGTAGTGATGACGGTGCCTTACAACGCAAAGCCCCACAGCAATCGCGGGTACATCCGTGATGCGCTGAAGGATCGCGACCTGGAGATCACACCAGACCAGCTCACCATCATTGTTCGCCATACACGCGAGGCAATGAATGAGATCGTCCCCGGTCCCATGAAGGTGATGTCCTGGCTGAACACAGAGATCGGCAACGCGATTAAGAACGGCAGGGATCACATCGAGTGGACCACGCCCTCTGGTTTCGCTGTTAAACAAGATCTACGCAAGGTCAATACCGAAAGGGTCGACACGTTCCTAATGGGCCGTGTTGCTCTCAATATCGGTACCTCACTTGGTGATCCAGATCTCAACCACCACAAGAACGCAGGTAGTCCCAATCTGATTCACAGCATGGACGCCTCCATCCTCCAGATCGGTCTTAAGGCTTTCACCGGACCATTCACGGTGATCCATGACTCTGTTCTCTGTGGTGCCAATCACATGGATGCAATGCAAGCCGCTGTTCGGGATGCCTACGTGGAGATCTTCCTCCACCATTCACCCTTGCACGACTTCGCTGAGGCGATCGGGGCCGAAACCCCACCGCCGATGCAGTACACCTTCGACCCTGAAACGGTCAGAGAGTCCACCTACTTTTTCTGCTAATGAGCCTTCCAAAATTCACCAATGAGACCATGCTCGAGCGGATCACCGCTTACGTGCAGGAAGGGTTCTATGAGCAGGCCGAGGCCCTCGTGGTTGTCGGTGACCAGCTGGAGGAGAACTTCCACTGGGAATTGGGCTTCTTACCCCACAACTTCAAACAAGATTGACTTGCACGTAGCCAATGCTACAGTTCCTGCATGGCCCTCAAACGAATCACTAACCCCAACCTCTACCGCGCCTATCTGGTGATGGAGTTGCTTCGCTCAACTGGCGAACGTGAATTCCCTCTTCAATTGGCGTCGGTGTTCTTCTGGGTTGCTAGTCATAACGGCTGCAAGCAGGAGGAGGTAGCCAAGGCGGTAGGGATGTCACCATCATCGGTGTCTCGCTGCATCACCTGGCTAGGTCCACAGCACAGACTCGAGCATCGCTCGGGCTTGCAGTTGGTGAAACGTGAACAGGACCCAGACAACCATCGGGCGCACCGACTGTTCTTAACCGCTAAGGGCGAGCAGTTCGTGAACCTGGTGGAGCAACAGCTCACACTCAAAATCAAGGAGGACTCATGACAACACTCGGACAATGCTTCGAGTACACCTATAAGGTGCGTTGGCGTCACTTGCGCTCAGCCAAGACGAACCGCATCAACGCGGGGCACATCCTTGATTACGCGGGTCAGTCCTGCCCTATTGCACGACTGGCGAAGCCGAGCTTCTGGCTCGAGTTCATCGCAGACATGAAAGATGAAGGCCGCAATGGCTCAACCATCAACCGCATCGTGTCGGCTGGGACCACGATCCTGGAGACCTCCCGTAAGGGTGAGCTCCATGACTACCCCAACCCCGTCATCGATCGGGAAAAGGAAGGAGAAGCCCGCCTGACTTGGTTCACCAAGGAACAGGTGCAAAAGATGGCCTACTTAGCAACCACGGTGTTCGACAGACCGGACCTTGCTGATGCCATCGTCTTCTCTGCCTATACCGGCATCCGTCAGGGCGAGCTTCTCAAGCTCAAGTCTGAAGACGTCGACTTGGCACGCGATCTGATCTGGATCGGAGGTAAGCCCAAGCGCGAGACCAAAGGCAAGAACGTCCGGAGCGTGTTCATTCACGATCTGGTCAAGCCCATCCTCAACGACCGCTTGGACAGGGCGTTCCTATTTAGGGACGACTGGACCAACAAAGACCAGCTTTACGCACGGTTCAAAAAGGTCAGGGCATACGCCGGTATCGCGGACGACCATGTATGGCATTCATTGCGTCACTCCTTCGGGACGTGGCTTGGTGAGGTTTGCCACCCAAAGCAGATCCAGGCCTTGATGGGTCATAAGAACATCGAGACCACCCTCCGTTATGTCAAGCCGACGGACGACGCGCTCAGAACTGCCATTGCGGCCATCTAGGCGCATCTAGTGGTCACCGAAATAGCCCTATTTACCCTCTGCTACCGTCAACCCGGACCTCGGCCCTCAGCTGAGATCCATTGGCGGATGTGGCGGAATTGGTAGACGCGCTAGTTTCAGGTTCTTAGACCATTTGCTTGCATCAATAACCACGGGGCCACCAAGGCCCCTTTTTTAGTGCCGTTTCATGGATTGCACTCAGCCAACCGTCTATCTCCACGATCTAATGCAACTCACCACCATCACCGATCTCTTTCAAACCGACCTCGAAGAGCTGACTCCTGAGGAGTTCGCCTACTACCTGGCCTATGGATCCCTCGACACAGATGCAGAGCTCAATTGAGCAATTCATCAGGATGCGTATCCGAGAGATCGCTGAAGACCTGATCAACATCCCAACCCGCTACCCCGACACCTATGGCCAAGCGCTCGTTAACTGGCGTCGATCGACCCACAGCTCTCAAAAAGAGAACATCGATCGGTGACGGCCGCCGAAAACGTGGCTCCTTTAAAAGGACCAAGAAATACAAGGGCCAAGGCAAATGAGCCTGTTCCCCTATCCCCCTGAAATCATCGCGGCCATCTACATCACGGGCTTTTTGATGCCCTTGGTCGCCTTCTTCCTGTCAAAACTTCAATCCCACTAAGCACTCCACCATGGCTAACCGCTACGTCTTCAACACCACCCTCGAAGGCTTCATCAACGTCTTTGAAGACTCCGGCAAGTTCAATAACCGGACCTTCGCGTACAAGTTCGACGCTGCCTCTCTGGCCCAAGCCGAGACGGATCGCGAAGAGCTCCTGAAGTGGGCCAAGTCCAAAGCAACCGGACGCGTCCAAGAGGCAATCACCCCATGGGATGACGAAGGCCTCTGCAAATACACCTACGGCGCTGGCGACGGTAGCCGCAAGGCCAAGCCTGAGCCGATCTTTGTTGACTCTGAAGGCGAAGTCGTTGAGCGCTCTGTTCTCAAGGACATTCGTCGTGGATCCAAGGTCCGTCTGATCGTTCAGCAGAAGCCCTACTCAATGGGGCCAAACGTTGGCACCAGCCTCCGTGTTCTTGGTGTTCAAATCATCGAGCTCGCTACCGGCAACGGTGCGGTGGACTCCGGTGACTTGAGCGTCGATGACGTCGCTGCTCTGTTCGGTAAGGCTGAAGGCTATAAGTCTTCCGAGCCTGCTGTACGCAAAGCAGAGGAAACCGTAGGTGACGGTGATTCATACGACTTCTAATGGCTGGTTTCCGATCTGGCCTGGAAGATCGGTTTTCTAAGTATCTGGACAAGCAGGGCTGCGCTTACCTCTTCGAGGCTGAGAAGTTCGCCTATGTGACCGAGAGCAAATACACCCCGGACTTCTTTCTGCAGTCTGGGGTCATCATCGAGTGCAAAGGCTTCTTCAAGCCAAGCGATCGACGAAAGATGCTCGCGGTTAAAAACCAACATCCAGAACTTGATATCCGATTTGTATTTCAGCGCAATAACACCTTAAGCAAACAATCCAAAACCACATATGGGGACTGGGCTGAAAAGCACGGTTTCGAGTGGTGTATTTTCCCCGACATTCCACCATCATGGCTGACCTGATCATCAAGATCGACCAGTTTGTACTCTCTTTAGAGGACGAGGGTGTGCCCTTCCAGCACATTCTCAAAGAGCTCAACGAGTACGTGGCTATTTGCAACGAGCTCGATGGAGAATGAGTTCGTTAGACACGAGGCTTGCCCCTCCTGCTCGAGCTCAGATGCATTCGCTATCTACTCAGACGGGGGAGGCTATTGCTTCTCCTGTGGGCACTCCACCCGCGGCACTGGGGAACCAATCCAAACTAACAAGCCTCAATTGTCTATTACATACTCCGGCGACTTCTCCGGAATCAGGTCTCGGAAGATAACCGAAGAGACTTGTAAGAAGTTCAACGTAAGGGTCGACTCTGGCCCTGTTATTCGTTTTCCCTACTACAGCTCTGCTGGCCGTGTTGCTGCTTATAAAGAGCGGCCCATGGCTAAAGAGTTTCACTGGGTAGGAAAGAACGAAGACAAGCAACTCTTCGGTCAGCAACTCTTCGGTGGTGGCAAATGTATTGTCATAACAGAAGGAGAGTTTGATGCGCTAGCAGTCTGGCAAGCACGTCCTAATTGGCCCGTCTGCTCCGTTCCTAACGGGGCACAAGGTGCAAAGAAAGCACTGTCGTTACAGCTCGACTATCTCCTCAAGTTTGACGAGATCGTCCTTATGTTCGACAACGACGAGGCCGGTGTAGCAGCTGCCGAAGAATGCGCTCAATTATTCCCAGCTAATAAGATCTTCCTGGCTACCTTGTCCCAATACAAGGACGCCTGCGAAGCCCTTCAGGCCGGTGACACGGATGCTATCCGTCAAGCCGTATGGAATAAGCGAACATACAGTCCTAAATCAATTATTGATGGCCGAAGTCTATTTGATCTCGTTAACACCCCTCTTCACGGTCGCGATGCTGATTATCCTTACCCTGATCTTAATCAAGTTACTGGTGGGCTACGCCTCGGCGAGCTCGTCACTATCACAGCCGGTTCCGGTACGGGTAAAAGCACGCTATGTGGCGAAATCGCGGTAAGCCTAATTAAGCAATCGCAAAACGTCGGATACATAGCGTTGGAAGAGTCGGTTAAAAGGACCGGCCTCAGGCTCATGACTGTGGAGGCAAACAAACCCTTACACCTAAACAATGAAATTCCTGAGAAAGATTTTCAGCGATCCTTCGATGCGACGCTCGGTAGTGGCCATGTTTACTTACGCGATGGTTTTGGCTCTGTTGACCCAGACCAACTCCTGAATGATGTCCGCTTCCTTGTGATGACTCACGAGGTTAAGTGGATCGTCTTGGATCACCTCTCCATCCTGTTATCAGGTAACGAGACGAGCGATGAGCGGAAGCTGATCGACGTTGTGATGACCAAGTTACGCAGCTTCGTTGAGGAGACCGGGATCGGAATGATCCTTATTAGTCACCTTCGACGCGCACAGGGCGACAAAGGCCACGAGGACGGCGCTTCGGTGTCACTAGGCCAACTACGCGGTAGCCATTCAATCGCGCAGCTGAGCGACCTTGTGGTGGCCTTACAGCGCGACATCAGCAGCGGCGACAACCGAGCCGAGCTGGTGGTACTGAAGAACCGCTTCAACGGGTCAACCGGACCCGCCGGAAAACTGTCCTACGGGATCGAGACCGGACGCCTTACACAGGCCCTATTTGACGACTCCACCACTTCCACTCCCGCAACTTATGAAGACTTCTGACGTAGCCCATAGGGCCGTCCTGTTTTGCAAGCAGGGCTGCCCACCTTGCGATGCAACCAAAGAGTTCGTATTTGCGCTCAAGACTCACCTGACCGAGAACCTCTCGATCATGCAAAAGGAGAATCACTCGGCCTTAGTTGCAGCCTACGAGCTCAACTTGTACCCGACTCTCTTGGTGGTTAACAGCGAAGGTATCGAACTCGACAGAGTTGTTGGTGGCAAGAACGTCCGAGAACAACTCCTCAACATCCTCAACACCATTACAGCTAACCGCAACTCATGAAGCAGGACGTCATCGTTCAAATCGAATCAACCACTCACGACAAGTTAGTGGCACTCGAAAGGACATTACCTTCTGATGTTCACCTAGTCCGATACCGCAAGCCCACCTGGAAAGTTAAGGAAAAGATCAGCGCTGTTCGTGCCTACAAGATGGCCGACATCTTTGATGTGTTCCACGACCAAGGGTGGGAAGTCCTGGAAATTAAGCAGGGCTATGGACGAATCAAACCACGCTTATTTGTAAATGACTAAGACCTGCAGACTCTGCAAGGTCGAGAAAGACACCTCTGAGTTCTATAAGCAGACCAGGGGCGGAAAGACTTATCCCCAATCTTCTTGCAAGGCTTGTCAATGCAACGGCCTAAAAGAAAAGATGGATGAGAATCGAGCCTTCCTAAGTCAAATAAAACTAGAGAAGGGTTGTGAAGAGTGTGGCTACAAAGCGCACGCCGCTGCATTGCAGTTCGATCACATCAACCCACTTGAGAAGTCTTTCACGATCAGCAAGAGGACATCAATGAGCTTGGAAAAGCTAAAGGCAGAGGTAGCCAAGTGCCGAGTGCTCTGTGCTAACTGCCACGCCGTCCACACCCACCAACAGAACCACCATGCCAAGATACGTCGCGGACATTGAAACAGACGGCCTACTTCGTGGGCTATCAGTAATTCATTGTATCGCTGTCCAAGATTTAGACACCGGAGAGGAGTTCCTCTTTGACACCATTAAAGGGAACGTCAAAGAAGGACTTAAGGCTCTTCAAGAGGCTGATGAACTCTGGTTCCATAACGGAATCGGGTACGACATCGAAGCCATCAAAGAGCTCTACCCAAAGTGGACAACTAAGGCCAAGGTTTATGACACCTTGATCCTATCTCGTCTGTTCTTCACTGATCTTCTGGATCGTGACTTCCGCAGCAGACCAGCCAACATGCCGGGCAACCTATACGGTCGCCACTCGCTTGAAGCTTGGGGTCACCGCCTTGGTGTTCACAAGTCTGAGTTCGGCAAACAACTAGACGGCGACTGGAGCACGTACACCCCAGAGATGGGGCAATACTGTCTCCAAGACGTAGAAGTTTCAGTTCAAGTCGCGAAGATGTTTGAGCCCAAGCTCGAGCAATACGCCGACTGTATTGATACAGAACACCGTCTCGCCACCATCATGGCTTGGCAAGAAACCAGCGGCTTTCCCTTCGACGTAAAGGGAGCACAGCAGCTGGAGTCCAAGTTACGGACAGAACTCGACGCACTCTCCGACAAGATGCGTTCCACCTTCTTATTTGTAGACGGTGGCATTTTTACCCCTAGACGCAACAACAAGACCCAGGGCTACTGGGCTGATGCGCCTATGTCAAAGCTTAAGGAGTTCAATCCGACATCACGTCATCACATTGCCTGGGCGTTTCAAACGTTCAGATCATGGAAGCCAAAAGAGTTTACCGACTCCGGTAAGCCAAAGATCGATGAACCAACACTACGAGAACTAGGTACAGATGAGGCTCTCGGATTCGCAAGGATCCTCGAACTTCAGAAGCACCTCGGACAAGTTGCTGAAGGGAAAAACGCTTGGCTCAAAGTCGAGCGTGCCGGAAAGATCCACCACTCCTGTGTACTGAATACAGCCACGGGACGTCAGGCGCATATGCGTCCAAACCTTGCACAAGTCCCCTCAGATGCTACCTATCGTTCTTTGTTCGGCCCTGGGGAATCCAGACTCCAAGTCGGAGCTGATGCCTGCGGCCTTGAGCTTCGCTGTCTTGGCCACTATCTCCATCCTTTCGATAATGGAAGTTTTGCCAAGGAAGTAGTCGAAGGCGACATTCACACCGCCTTGGCTGATATCTACGGCACCTCAAGAAAGGACGGGAAATCGGTCACGTATTGCCTGATCTATGGAGGTGGGGATGTAAAGCTCGGCCTCACAGCTGGCGCTTCTAAACAAACCGCAGCCAAGAAAGGTAAGGAGATCCGCAACCGGATCATGACAGGCCTAGATGGTTTCGCTGATCTCTCAGCAGCTGTCGCTCAACGTGCCAAGTCTGGTGTGTTGAAAGGTCTAGACGGCCGACCTATTCGGATCGGCAACAAGGCTCACGCAGCTCTTAATTATCTCCTGCAGTCGTCAGGAGCGATCATTTGTAAGTCTTGGCTCCTTCGTTCTTACGAGTTGCTGGATGAAGCAGATATCGACTACCGGCCACTGGCGTTCGTCCACGACGAGCTTCAGATCTCAGTTGCACCTAGCCAAACAGAGATGGCCACCTTACTCATCACCGCCGCTATGAAGGATGTTCAACACCACCTTAAATTCCGTTGCGAGCTTGACTCAGAGGCTCAAACAGGCAACTCATGGGCAGACTGCCACTAAAGGACCAGGTCCATCCCGCTTAGGCGATATGGCCGAGCACTGGGTCGCCTTGCTGGCGGCCTGGAAAGGTGCAGAGGTCTATCCAAACCTCAATAGCACCGGCAAGTCTGACCTGATCATGGTCGTTAATGGCATTGCCTACCAACTAGACGTCAAGCTTGCCCGACCCAATGGGAACGGCGCTTGGAGAGGCAACACAGACAAGGTTCAGGCTCCTGTGATCCCCGTTCTGGTAGTCCCTACTGGGGACATCTCGGAGTGGAAAGTCCAATGGATCCGCAACCGTTACCCAGAAGAGCTAACCGACTTCTGGACCAAATCCGCAATACCATTCACTTACACTAAGCACAATGACGTTTGAGCCTCCAACCCTTCTGGTTGATATGGACTTCTTCTGTTACCGCGCCGCACAGGCTGCAGAAGTTGAGCTCGAGTTCGATAGCGACTTAACGGTTGTTGTTGGCTCATTTAGCCAAGGTCAACGCATCATTAGGCAGCAGCTCAAACAGCTCTGCGAGCGCTTCGAGAGTGAGGACTTAGTCCTTTTCTGGACTGACAAAAAGAACTTCCGCAAGGACGTTGAACCCACCTACAAAGGCAACCGGACTAAGCGCAAACCTGCTGGCTACATGAAGCTGAAGCAGTGGTGCATGTCCACCTGGAAGAGTGTTCTCAAGCCTGGTCTAGAGGCTGATGACGCTTTAGGGATTGTTGCCACTAAAGGAGATGTAACCAACTTTGTTCTGATCTCACCTGACAAAGATATGGAGCAAATCCCGTGTCGTATTTACAACCTTAAAAATGAGTTCACGCAAACACCAGAGGACGCAGAGAAGAAGCTCTATCAGCAATGTCTTACGGGCGATAGCACTGATGGTTATCGGGGGTGTCCTGGTGTCGGCCCTAAACGTGCTGATCTTATTTTGGATAATCCAGCAACATATTGGACCTCAACTGTTGACGCCTTCATTGCTGCAGGACTTACCGAGCGAGACGCTCTTACAAATCTTCGATTAGCACGTATCCTCCAGCACACCGACTGGGATGCAGAAAACCAATTGCCAATCCTATTTACACCATGAGATTGTCGTTTAAAGAGATGGTCCTAATCCGCAACTATCTCAATTCCAGAGCTGCCTATAAGGACACAGACGTGCCCTGTGGTGCAGTTATCTGGGAGCCCTATATGCAAACTCTACTTACCAAGATTAACGATGAGCTCGAAGCACTCTCCTGACCACTACAAACTTGGTGGCATTGAGGTATGGGATTTCATTGCCTCCCAAGACTGTGATTACTTCACCGGGAACATCATCAAGTACATCTGCAGGGCTGGTAATAAGCCTGAAGAAAGCAAGCTCGATGATCTTCTAAAAGCCCAAGCATACCTCCACAAACTAATCACCATCACCAATGACTCACCAGCAGCAAGCTGAGCAGTTCAGAGCGATCATGAGCCAGCCCTCTGGCTTATTTCAACCTGATGTTTTACGCACCCAACTAATCCTGATCCTGGAAGAGGTAGAGGAACTAGTTGAAGCTCATCACGAATCGATTGATTACATCACAAACTTAAGAGCTCGTGCCCATACTCTCAAAGAGTTGGCAGATGTTGTGTATGTGGCGTATCAATATGCAGCCTCAGCAGGTTGGGATCTCGATGAAGCCCTCGACCGGGTTCATGAGTCCAATCTATCAAAACTTGATGACGATCTGAAGCCTATCAAGCGAGAGGACGGAAAGGTCATTAAAGGCCCTAACTACAAACCACCCACCCTGATTGATCTCGTTTGATGTCTGATTTTATTGCCCGTACAGGTCGAGTCCAGAGCTGGCTCGATAACCCTGAATCAAAGCTCCCAGTTAGTTGCACAGTCTTCGTTGTTGAAGACACTATGGAAGGTCCTAATGGAATCGAAGCCTCTTGGAGATTTGTGTCTCACGCACTTCGGAATGCGGCCGGGGTCGCTGTTCACCTTTCTAAGTTACGTCCCGCAGGACAAGAGAACGGCAAGGGTCTTGTGGCTAGCGGCCCGGTGTCATTCGCCGTTATCTATTCACAACTTAACGCGACTCTTCGACGAGGTGGAACTTATAAGAACGGGGCGTGTGTCATCCACCTCGACGCTAATCATGCCGACCTAGAAGAGTTTGTAGACGCGACCCGTAGAGATCTCCCTTGGGTCAAAAAGTGTATTGATGTTACCCGCGAATGGTGGGATGAACTTACTGAACCCCTTCAAGAAAAGATCCTTAAAGCAATCCAAGCTGGTGATATCTGGCTCAACAAAGTCAAGTATGACCAGAACGGCGAGCGTATCTTTGGTAACGTATGCCTCGAAATCTACCTGCCCTCCCGGGGTACATGTTTGCTACAACATATTCAACTCGGCGCATGTAATGTCGAAGACTTACGCCCAGCTTTTGCCAAAGGTATGTCCGAACTGGTCGCTCTGCATGGGCGAACAGGGGTTGGAGATACGGGTGAGTACTTGTCCCCCAACGTTGACAGACAAGTTGGTCTGGGCCTTCTCGGACTGGCTAACTTCCTTGCCATTCATGGAGTCTCCTATGCAGCATTCGGTGAAGCACTTAAGGCAGTCAATGACGGAGAAGATACTGACATCACTCCTGCAATTATCATGGCCAGAGAATGGGTTGCAGCTGTTGCCGGAGCCGCACAGATTGCCCGATTTAATAACATGGATCGAGCGTTTACCATCGCCCCTACAGCGAGCTGCTCGTATCGTTATAAAGATCTCGAAGGCTTTACTACAACGCCTGAGATTGCTCCACCTATTAGTCGCCATGTCGATCGAGATAGCGGCACGTTTGGTGTGGAGTCTTTTGACTATGGTCCCGTCGAGACTGCTGCAGAAGTAGGCTGGGAAACATACAACTTAGTGGTAGATCAGATCTGCCGCACCTTTGAAGAGACCGGACTATTCCACGGTTATTCATACAACTCATGGAGTGACGTCGTGACCTACGACCAAGCCTTTATAAACAACTGGTTTGATTCATATCAGACCTCCCTTTATTATGCGCTTCAGGTCGCCCCGGATACACTCCGTAAAGATGATGCACTGTCACTTCTAGAAGGTGATGATTATGCAGATCTCTTTGGCTTTGAAGACGCAGAAGACC